ACCGCTACCATTGATATTCGTGATAAGAGCGCCGTCCTTGACGACGTACATGCGTCCCGGCGTGAATACAAGCATGTAGCTATCCGACACGCTGAACTCGAACTTGACCATACGGACAGCATCGCCAGCGCCGGAGTCTAATTCAAAAATAAACTTAGTGCCGTCACGTCGTTTAGCGCCGCCCTGCGGCTGTATGGATACGTTTGTCGCCGTCGTCAAACCCGACGCATACTGTGAGATATCAGTACGCGCACGAAGTTTCGGGTCTAACTCGCCCGACGTGAAATCGTTTTGTATAAAAACGACCCGGCTCATCCACGAACATCCGTTAGCGGGAACTCCATAATATTCTGCGGCGGGCGGTCGCCACCGTCAATATTCATAGAAACGCGAGCCAGACCACCGCGCATATTCTGTGTCGGAGGCCCGAAAGCCATTTCGTGAAAGTATTGCGCTTTCGTGATCTGGTCCGTGATCGGTTCAGCAAACGTCGCAGCAAGTGCGTGTCGCAGGAAGTTTACGAAATAAGGCGGAAATGAGGCAGGGTCAGGACGAAACTGATAGTCGATCCACACCTGCTCGTAATTCGTATAGACGCCGCCGCTGTAAATCTCAAACTCGCGCAGGGGCAGAGCGCCCGTCGCGCTCGTATTAAATACCGCTTTCGGGTTGCCCAAGATATCACCCGGCAGCGCGTATTTGTATTTCCATTCATTTACAGGAGTATCAACAAGCTGTGCAAGCTGAACTTTCTTGACGGACCAACTATAGGGATACTGCATTATAAGAGTGTCGCGGATATCGTCGTAGAGACGATCTGCAATCTGCGCCTCGTCAGTTCCGTCGCTAAAACTAGAAAGAGGAGAAGCGCCCAACATAATGAGCGCATCGGAACATATAGATAGTTTTGTGTCGCCTGCCGCCATGCCGACCTCTCAAAACAAAAGGGGCGGGCCGAAACCCGCCCCAATCTTATTAGTCGCCGTCAGTCGCGGCAAGCGTCGTGCCGTCCGCAACATCGACCACACCACCGCTGTTCGAGAGAACCTGCGTCAGTGTGCTGACCCGTGTGCCACCCGTAGAGGTGACGCAATAGATCAGATCGCCAATGGCGAGCGTGTCGGAGATATTGTTGAAATATCCCGCAGTGTTTACGTCAGCAATCGTGTCGGCGGTCTGATAGGTGTAAATGCCGGGGGCATTACCTTTCTTGGAAGCCGAAACAACGCCAAGTCCTGAAGAATCAAAAGCCATGATCTAACTCCTTACTCAGTGCTGCTGATTTTGACGATGCCTTCGTCGTCGATGGCAACCGCACCAGCGGAGAACATCGAGGAGACAAGGAACGACGTCTTCTCAGGCACATAGTTGATTTCAGACTTCTGGTTCATGCTGATGCCCATACCAACCGCATCACGATGGAACGCGAAGCTGGTGCGGGTGGACGGCAGCGGAAGACCACCTTCGTCACGGTCGCCGAGCATGATAAAACGGAAGCCCAGGAAGGTGTCGATTTCACCGGCACTAAGCGCCTTGACGGTGGCGAAATCCGAGCTAGTAAGTTCAGTTTCGTCCAGAAGCGCCGACAGACCATTCGCGTGAATGACCATCATACGACCTTCAGCCGGGACGTTATTCGCGTCCAGAGCCTTCTTCGCCGCGAGCAGTTTGGCGAGGTTAAGGTTCGTACCCGTACCACCGATGTCGGTGCCGACAGTCGAGGGCGACGAAGCCGAGTTCAGTGCGTCGATGCAAAGCTGATCCATCCGACGACCAATAGCGTTACCAACGACCTGCACCAGTTCACGGCGCTCATCGAAGTTTACTTTGGCCTGATGAAAGATGTCGCTGTATTCAGCAGCGATGTAGTCTTCCATCGTGGCGGACACCTGCGAGTAGGTGACGTTCAGCGGGGTTACGTCGGTCTGCGGTACGCGGACCGTTGCCGTGCCTTTCCCGATTTTCGGGAACTTCACGACCGAGCCTTCGACGTTGTTCCTCTCGCGGGTTGCACCAGCGAGCATACGGGAAGCCTGATAAGCCTGCTTGACTTCCGCATCAAACAACTGAACGAAAGCGTTGGAAATGCCTATTGCCATTTCATTTTCCTTTCGGTTCGGTTTAACGAAAAGCGCCTAGCAGGTATCCGAATCGGGCTGCGGCTTGAACGGTTTTGCGCCTCGTTCCAAGGCCGGTCCAACGGGCCATAAGGTTGTCCGTTAGAGCGATTATAAAAAACATTCCGAAAAATGTAAATACTCCCTGTGTCAAGGAAAATTACTAGACTTCTCTAGCAACTGAACTTCATTCACACAGGGGAATAATCCTGCGTACCGTACACTTGGTCAAACATCTTTTCGACCTTGGCGCGATAACCGGGATCGTTGGCATACTCAGGCTTTGCGACCATGGCGGACAGTTCTTCTTTAGACGGAAGACCATCAATCGGCCCGACATCTACCGGCACCGGCTGATCGCCATAGTACGAACGGACTTTCTGTAAAGCGCGAAGACCTTGGGCCGTGCCGCCCATGATCTTGAACTCCTCAAAATCGTCGTTACTCCAAACACCTTTGCGAACAAGCCCTTGTCCCCATTCAGTCATAGACTTGATGGCTATGTCAGCGTTCGGTCCCAATTTCTTGAGTTCTTCTTCATAAGAAACTTTTGCTAAATCTTGCTCTGCACCTGCCATGCTAATAAATTTAGATGCCAAGTCTTCAAATGCCTTTTGGCTAATGCCGTTTTCTTTTGCCCAATCTTTATACGTTGAGAAAAGTTCGTCATCTTCCGGTATATTAGAATCCTCAAATATCTTAACGTCGTATTCTTCAGGCGCTTTATGCTTTCCTTGAGAAAACTTCTTTTGAAGTTCGTTGTACGATTTTGCAAGATTTTCAAGATCAGGCCCACTTTCATCGTTCCAGAATTTGTCTGGATACCAGTCTGGACGCTCGAACTCTACTTCCTCATCGTTCTCCGCGACTGTTACCTGATCAACGCTAGGCTGCTCATCAGGAATGCGATGCTCAATAGACGCCTCCTCTTGTGGCGTTTCTTCTACCGCAGTACCCGCTTCAGCTAAAAGACCTTCGCCTTCGATTGTGTTTTCGTCACTCATAATTCTGATGCCCTTTTAATACGCCGCTCAATTTCGCGGACTAATGAGTTTTGCCCTTCTCTCGCATAACCATGACTTGCTTCTTCGCCCGGATACCAAGTCGGCTGCTCTATCGTCAGCGAACGCAAATGGTCAAACACCTTTTGCCCGTCTTCGCTGCCAAATACACGCAGGTACATGCGATCTGTATCATCACGATCCTGCTGATTTGTACGACGAAGCTCTGGCGCTACCTGCCGGAGTCCGTCCCAACCTTCTATCTGTTCCACTATTCTCCCTCAACCATACCCTGTTGCTCCATCGCTTGGCCTCCATCAACCATACCCTGTTGCGCCGCCATCTGCGCCATCTCAGCCGCCTGCTGCATTGCCATTTGACGCTCCTCCGGCGTTGTGCGTAGTTCAGCAGGGACTCCTAATTTATCAGCAACGTAATCAGCGATAGCACCCATGCGCGGAGCCATCATGCCCTCCGGTCCAAGCGCTTGCGAAAGTTGAACCCATTGCGTAATTTTCTCTATGTCACCCATGTTTTGTGCCTGCGCGATAGGCGACACCGGAGACACCTTTACCTCCAAACCATTTACACGCAACGGCATCTCGATCATGCCGCGCTCGTCCATGACGTACAGCACCCGCGACACGACAGGGACCATCGTTTCGGTGATCAAACGACCAAAGGCGCTGCCAAGGTTCTGTGCTAGTTCTTTCATACGCTCTGCAATTTCAGTAGCAGAACGCGCCGACATATTATCTGGCGGTAATGTGTCATCTAGCAGAATCTTCTTCACGTTCATACGAAGATCGTTGATAACGATTTGCGACACATTGAAATCGCCGGAACGCGGCAACTGCTTCAGGCTTTCTCCCTGCGGTCCGCCGTTACGCGCAACCGGGATAATGGCACCGGGCGTGATCCGAATCGTCTGTGGGTTGAGAACGCCATCGTCCGCAGCCGTGTACACGCCAGCGATAGATAAAGACGCATTTTTCAGTAGCAGTTCCAGTGTTTTGTTTAGCGTCTTGATGTCGGGCAGCGCCGTGATTAGCGGACCTCGACCATAGACCTCACCCGCCACTTTCATAAAACGCGCAACAATCCACGGCGACGACTTCATCTTGCGTTCAACAATCGCGGTTTTGCCATCCGGCCAGATTACCATGTAGTCGTAATCGCCACGCTGAACATCAAGAACAGTTGCCTCAAGCAAGTCGATCTCATCAGTCGGCTTCTCGTCAATCATGCGCTGAAGACGATCCGGGATTTCCGCGTCAACCCAATGCTGCTTGATCGCTTCTGCCTTCAGACGCATACGCCGGTAAACATTATCGACTTTGCCGTGTGCGCCTTCTTCGATTGCAACGAGATACTG